TGGCTTCCATCTGCAAAGTGCTGCACTGGCTTAGCAGATCAGCCACCATCTGCGGGCGTTCGATGTCCCAGTCAGCTTTGAGCATATCCCGCGCCATCGCAAGATATTTGTCACACGAGCGCTCGCCAACCCCCCAGTTTTCGGCAGCAAAGCGAACACAGTCAGATCTGCGCCCACCGCTTGCAATGATGCGAGCAAAGCGTTGAGCGCGTAACTGAGTTTCTGCTTGTGTGCCCTTGGGGGCGGCCATTAGAACGCCTCCTTATTTTCCTCAAGGGTAGCCAGCTTGCCGGTAAATGCCTGCCAACGTTGAACGATCACGTCGCAGTAAGCGGGGTCGAGTTCCATGAGGCGGGCTTTGCGCCCGGTCTTCTCACACGCGATCAGCGTGCTGCCGCTGCCGCCAAACAGGTCGAGAACAATTGAACGCTTGTCGCTGAAGTCAGCGATGGCGCGCTCTGCCAACGCGACCGGCTTCTGTGTCGGGTGAACGTATGAGGTCGCGGCATCCTTTGAGATCTGCCACACCGCCATGCCGCGGCTGCCACGGAACTTCGGGCTGCCCTTGGCGCAGAACAATGCCATCTCGTAGTCGAGCGCATACTGCCCCTCGAGATCACCCATGCCACCGCCGCCTTTGTGCCAGACGATGGTCTGCTTGTAGAACTGCTCGAACTGCGCACGCCACACCGGATAGACGTGGTGGCTGGTCCAGATGAAGGCAGCCGTGTTGTCGGCCATCGCCTCCCAGACCACCGGCGCAACGTCGAGGATCTTGTCGTCGTTCTGCAGCACGTCGAAGCGTTTACTCATGTTGGAGCGGAACTCCACGCCATAGGGCGGGTCTGAAAACACCAGGCCAGCCTTGCCACTATCCATCAACCGGTCCACCTCAGTCATCGATGTGCTATCCCCGCAAAGCAAGCGGTGATCGCCGAGGATCCAGAGGTCACCGGGCTTGGTGATGGGCTCTGCCGGTGCCTCTGGCACTTCGTCAGCATCAGTCAAGCCTTCGGCGGGCAACTGTTCAACGGTGCCAAGGATCTCCGCTAGGTCGTCAGCGTCAAACCATGGGGCAATGTCGTGCTCTTCGCTGAGCTGCTGCAGCATGTCCTTGTCCCAATCGGACAGGTCACTAGTGCGGTTATCAGCTAGGGCAAGACCAATCTTTTCGTCTTCCGATAGCCCGGTGCGTTTGACGGCGATGATTTCGGTGCCATCGGTTTCGATAACGCGGACATTTTTGATGCCTGCTGCCTTGGCGCCTTCAATGGTGCCGTTGCCAGCAAGGATGCGGTTCTCTTCGTCGATAACAATGCTGCGTGCGGCGCCAAAACGCTGCAGCGACTCAGCAATCAGCTTGGCTGAGCGGTCTGTCCGCTTGCGAGCGTTTTTGTGATCGGACTTGAGATCCTTGATGGATGTCATTCTCTGATTTGCACCGGCATGACTAGGTAGGTCATACCAGTTTTGTCTGCTGGCTGCAATGTTACAGGGGTCGTGGCTGAATTGGCCGAAAGCAGCACGGCTTCGTTACCGCGCATGGCCTTCAGCCCATCAAGCAGGTAATGCACGTTGAACGCCCATGACCCAGCGGCTGTGCCTTCGTAGGTGATCAGCTCCTTGCCATTGTTGGCATCGGCCTCGGCGGTAATGGCCAGTGCGCCTGCGCCGGCGGTGAGCTTAACCACGGAGTTGTGCACCTCTGCGATCAGCGCGACACGCTCCAGGCATCGGGCAAAGCGGCGCCGGTCCAGGGTGATGACGTGCTCAAAGGACTTGGGCACCAGCGCTGCGACGTCGGGGTACTTGCCATCAAGGATGCGGCTGTAGATGGTGACGCCATCACCGGCATCGATGACAGCCTGGCCGGCTGCTGCTGCCACAGAGACGGTGCGGTCCTGCAGCAGCTTCATCGTGCTGGCTGGTAGCACCAGGTCAATGCCATCCGGCAGCGCTACGGGAATACGCATAAGCCGGTGGCCGTCAGTGGCCTCCATGTAGCCGGCCGCCATGTGAATGCCGGAGAGCATGGCCTTGCTGATGTCGGTACTGCAACACGGCAGGCAGGCACGTACACCGTCAGATAGCGATAGCTCAGCGCCAGGAGCCTCTACAACCGGCATAGCAGGGTAATCCTCCGCATCCATCGCTGCAAGGCCGTAGGAGGCCCCACAAGCGCTCAGGAGCCCATCTGACAGGGTGAGCACCTCGCCATCCTCAAAGCGGCTTACAAGCCCCGCTAGCAGCCTGTGCGGCAACGCGACGGTGCCAGGTGCCTCTACAGCTGCGGGAACCGTGACGCTGATGCCAAGGTCCAGGTTGAAGCCGGTGACCGTCATGGTTGCGCCATCGGCAGCAAGCAGGCAACAGCTCAGGATCGGGTGGCTGTTGCTGGCGCTGATGGCTGGGGCAATGGTGCGTAGCGCATGGGCGAGGTCGCCCTGCGTGGTAATGAGCTTCATTGGTGCAGGTGTGTGAGATACCAAGCAGCCTTGGCTAGGTCAATGTTGCCAGCCTTAAGCCTCTCGCGCCAGCAGTATTTCATAACATTGCCTTTGATGTAACCGCGCCATTCCTCTGGTGTGAGTGCTGCGCGGATTGCATCAATGCATTCAATGCTGCTACTGGTGTAGTGGCTTGGGTGGTCAACGGGATCCGACACTGGCCGCTTGGGTGAGGTAGAGGATGATGCGGTCGTAATCAGCAGCAAAGCTGGCGACCAGTTCAGCGGGTATGGGCACGCCGTCATCGGTGGCATTATCCACGACTGCGGCGGCATAAGCAAGTGCATGGTCCATGGTGTCGCTGAGACGATTCAGGACTGGTTGCTGCTTGGGTGAGATGTTGATGAGATCCATGTAACAACAAAAGCGGTGAGCTGTTCGACCATCCGTCGTGGGATGTCACCACGCAGATAGGCGGTCGCGTCGGACACTAGCCGGTGATAACCAGCAACGGTAAGTCCACTGTCGCAATTCGACACCAATGCCCGGCTGCGGATCAACTCCGCCCGTGACACCCCAGCCGCTGCGGCCTGCTGGTCTAGTGCCACCAGGTCTGCAGGCTCAAACCGGACTTTGACTTCTTTCATAACGGTCCTAACGGTCGCCTAACGGTGGGCGTTCGGCGCAAATCGCCCGCCACCACTGGGCTGAGCCCCTAACCTAACACTCCTAACGCTAAAAAACATATACATACATAAAGAGAGGCACACCACCTACTCACACACTTACACCCTCTCTCTTAAAGGGGGGCTCTTCTGAAAAAGCGTTAGGACCGTTAGGACCGTTAGGATCCAGTGTTTGCAAGGGATCTCGGCCGAACGCCTCCGAACGGTCAGGCGGCTTCGAGAGGGATTTTGGTAGCTCGACTGTTACCGCCTGAACCTTTGAACCAAATAACGCCCACCTTCTCGGCGCCCGGCAAACGCGCCAGCACGGTTGACCAGCAGTTGCTCCAAGGCGTGTCCGAGAGGATGCCTGCAATGGCGTTGGCCGTGTTGGACACGCAGATAGCGCCCTGCTCAGCCTTGATGCCATTACGTCCGAGTGTGGCCACTGCCAGCTCGGTTGTTACAACCATGTCATTGCCATGATGCAATGCAAGATCTACTAGTTCGCCAATAGTTCGGGTTACTGTTTTATCTCCCTCGACTCGTATTTGATGCTGCAAGATGCGTTGGAGGCAGCGCTTTTCATCTGGTATTTCAATGGACTGAGAATAGGGTTCCCAGTTGTTCTGTTCAATCAATTGCCATGCTTGCTCTCGGGTAACGACCTCGCTGGACTGCAATGACCACGCGCCTGCTAATAGCGTGCCGTATTGATCACCAAGGCGTTGGCTATCAAATGCCTCAGCAGCTGCACGGGTAAAAATGCGCACACTGGCACGGATTACGGGTATCAGTGCAATGGTCCGTGCCTGCAATCGCTGGCCAATCGCTTCAGATATATGCTTGTCAAGGTCGCGGTCCAATGCTTCCCAATGGGCAATACGTTCAGCTTTTGGTAGCTCATTTGGATTGCGCAACGTGAGCTGAGCAAAGCGTGACTTATCAGCACCTTGTTTGAGCGCGGTTGCAATGCTGCTCATCAGAAACATTGACCGGATGGTGTAACGCTGTGTATCGCCTTCGGGGCTTCCCTTAAGGGTGTGGGCTTTGGACTCCGAGCTGGCAACCCGCGCTAGACCGAGGATGGCCTGCATTCGCTGCTGGTCCGTGCGCTCATTGGATTCGGCCTCGTCAAAGACCACCGGCAGGGCATCGGCTCGTAGGGCTTGCCGGATGCCGGGCTCTGTGGTGTTGCCAGCTACGACCAAACCCATGTCGCCTAGCAGCGGCGAGATGTAGCGGTCAAGGATGGCGGATTTGCCGGAGCCGGCGCCTGCGGTCAGCCAGGCATGAGGACGCCAGTCAAGGGCGCCGCAGATCGGCGCTAGCGCTGCCCAGCCAGCTAGCAGTAGGCCGGATGCGGGGACCTCCCAGTGGAAGCGCTCGGCTAGCTCGGCCAAGACAAACGCTTCGTCATCGGCTAAGGGCTTGGCATCGGCTGGACCACGCAGGCGTGCAAGGCGCTGATATAGGTAGGCGCTGCCGGGCACACCAGCGCTGACATCACGCGGGTCGCCGTCAACGACCAGGCGATCACCAAGATGCAGCACGCTGACGCGCTTATCCCACCAAGCGCCACGGCCACGGATCCGGTCTGGACTGTAGACACCAACAGCGGCCTGGCGTTCAAACAAGCTGCTTGCTGCTGCGGTCCAGTTTACGCCAGTCTTGGATGGGTACAGGGTTTCCCAGTAACCAAGAGGCGCCAGTGACACCAGATTGGTTCCGGTATGGCTGCTGCGCGATAGGCGGGTTACCTGTCCGGTGCTGTGCGGCTGGTAGTAGAAGCTGTCATTGTCAAAGCCGAGGCAGGCAAAGCAGCTATCAGCCTGCGGTATGGGATCGGGTTCTGGAACCGGCTTACTCAGCAACGGTGCATCCACGGGATCCGGTAGCTCAACGGGCGCTGAGCGGTTGGACATCAGATGCGCTGCAGCTTGGCCTAGTGACCAGTCCGCATCAGCGAGGTCCCATCCCTCGGGCACACCTTCAGGCGGATGGACAATGCGGACCTGCGTAGCACCAGCAGCAAGTAACCGTGGCGCTAGCTTGGCCATTGCCTCACGGCCTGGCATGTCCGCATCGGGCCATAGCACGCAACGGCGGCCAGCGATAGGTGACCAGTCGGCTTTGTCGATGGCCTGGCAGCCTGACGCCCAGGTCAGTACGGCATGACCTGGAAACAATGCGGCGGCTGCATCAGCGGTCTTCTCGCCTTCAACGATCAGCAGCGGCAGGTTGGCATCACGACGCGCCCAGTACAAAGGACGGGGTGACGGTGGTGCCTTGCGCCGCCACGCCTCGCCGTCAAACCAGAGTGGGCGGATTTCTTTCTCGCCATCCGGCAAATTGCGGCGCAGTACATAAAAGGTGTCTGTGTACCGCCAGTGCGAATCCCAGCCTTTCAGAGGCGGTGCTGGTATTGGCTTGGCTAGGCCGAGATGCTGCTCAACCCGCTGCGCTGCTTCGGCAAAGCTCAAGCCCGTGCGACGCATCAGCATGTCCATGCCGCTGCCCGCTCCGCCAGTCCCGGACTTGCCGCCGCACTTGTTGCAGAACCAAGAGCCTGAGCCGTCTTGGTCGTCAAAGCGGTAGCGATCGCGGCCGCCGCAGAGCGGACATGGCTGATGCTTGTCGGTGAGCTGCTCAGCAGTCAGGCCGGCAAGCTGCTGCAGCAGGTCTGGCCACCTGCCGCGTGCTGCGTCAAGGATGCTCATCGGATAGTGGCTGGCAGGATGCCATCGCGGTGCAGGCGCATGGCCTCTTCGACCACCAGCCTTAGCACTGCGCTACGGGACAACCCAGCAACGCGACGGGAATCAAGCCAAGCGAGTTGCTCGGCCGTGAACTGGACCGAAAGTGGGTGCGCTAGCTCCATGAGTTTTAGCGGCGGGCTTGCACAGCCTAGCGTTTTTTGCTAAGGTTGCAAGGCTTTCAGCTCAAACCCGTGAAATTACCGATTTCAGGCGCCGAATTTGCCTACGACGGCCTTGACTGCCCCGCATGCGGCGGCAATTATCTGCATCACAAAGGAATTATGTATTACAACAGGAATGAAGACAGCGAGACTGGCGATTTTGTTATCTTGTGTAAAACAGAAAAAGGGGGATTCAAGGTAACACAAGAAACAAATTATTCAATGAGGCATTGCCCGAGCCCTCGCCGCGACGGAATGGAAATATTTTTTACTTGTGAATGCTGTCCCGGTAAATCAATACTTGCAATTTATCAGCACAAAGGGCAAACTTTTATTGAATGGAAAGAGGTCGGACTTGTTATTGAAGAACAAAAGCCCAAACGCCAACCAATTAAACCTAGCCTGCGTTTTGAAATCCTTAAGCGCGATGACTATCGCTGTCAAATGTGCGGCGTAACGGCCAAGGATGGCGCAACTTTGGAGATTGACCACATCCACCCAGTATCCAAAGGCGGCACCAATCAGCCTGACAACTTGCAGGTGCTATGCCGGGACTGCAACGCTGGCAAGAGCGACCAATGGCAGTAACACTCCGCCCCTACCAGCAAAAAATGGTGGATGAGATCCGCCTGCAGTATCAACTCGGTAAAAAGTCTGTCCTTGGCGTCCTTAGCACTGGCGGCGGCAAAACTTGCATTTTCAGCTACATCGCCCAGTCCGCCGCCAAAAAAGGCAACCGCGTCTGCATCCTGGTGCATCGGGCTGAGCTGCTGGATCAAGCCAGCCGCAGCCTTACGGCTATGGACGTCACCCATGGCCGCATCGCAGCAGGCCGCAGCATGGACCTAAGCCATGCGGTGCAGGTGGCCAGTGTGCAGACTCTTGCCCGGAGGCTGCACAAACTGCCCGGGGAGTTCTTTCAGCTCCTGGTGGTGGACGAGGCACACCACACCAATGCTGGCCAGTGGGCAACGGTCATTCGCCATTTCCAAATAGCGCACGTTTTAGGAGTGACAGCGACGCCATGCCGTGGCGACGGACGCGGGCTTGGCGACCACTATGAGGTCATGGTGCAGGGCCCCAGCGCCGCGTGGCTGACAGATAACGGCTACCTCGCCAATGCCCGTGTGCTGGCACCGCCAGGGTTTGATGCCGCCGGGTTGCGTAAGAAGATGGGCGACTTTGACACCAAGCAAGCAGAAGAGCGTGTCGGCACCATCATGGGCGACTGCGTTAGCCACTACCGCAAGCACCTAACAGGCCAGACGGCGATCGCGTTCTGCTGCTCAGTGGCGCATGCCGAAGCGGTTGCGGCGCTATTCATGTCGCAAGGCATCCCAGCCGCCAGCATTGATGGCACCATGAGCAATGATTGCAGGCGAGATCTGTTGCAGGCACTGGGATCTGGCAGACTCAAGGTGCTGACCAGTTGCAGCCTGATTGGCGAGGGCGTAGACGTTCCAAGCGTCGGCGGCTGCATCCTGCTCAGGCCAACGCAGTCAGTCAGCCTGCATTTGCAAATGATCGGCCGCTGCCTAAGACCCAGCCACGACAAGACCGCTGTGGTGCTGGATCATGTGGGCAACACGCTGCGGCTTGGCCATCACCTGGAGGACCGCGACTGGACACTGGACGGTGCCCGCAAACGCGACCGCGAGCAAGCGCCCAGCGTCAAGGTGTGCCCGGTGTGCTTCAGTACCAGCATGAGCGCTGCGCAGGTGTGCTCTGACTGCGGGCATGTGTTCGCGCCGCAGGAGGCTAGGGAGCTAAAGGTGGTTGAGGGTGAGCTTATTGAGCACGGAGCACTCCCGCCGGCAGGTCCGTACAGAGTTGGGGACATTGTTGACGGCTACCACAAAGTTACTGAAGTGCTTGAAGATGGATGGCTTACATGCGTAGATGGCACGGGAGAATGGCGGGCGCATCAAAGCGAAGTTAGATTCACCTCGCGGCCAGATTCAACACGCGAGCGCAAACGCGAGCAGGGCAGTGCTCAGAGCCTTGACGACCTCCGCAAGCTGGCGCAGCAACGCGGCTATAAGCGCGGCTGGGCAGAGCGGGTGTATCAGGCTAGGTTGGCCAAGCGGCATGGGCTATGAGTGAGCGAGCAGCGCATCCAGCAGGAGATCCGGCTAGCTATCAGCCACGGGGACACCAAGGTCTTCCGCAATAACACCGGCACCCTTAAGGACGCCAACGGCCGCCCGGTGCAGTTCGGCCTATGCAAAGGCAGCGCTGACCTGATCGGCTGGCGCACTATCACCGTGACCCCTGAGATGGTCGGCACCCAGGTGGCTGTGTTCCTCAGCATCGAGGTCAAGACGCCAACCGGCAGGTTGCGGCCCGAGCAGCAGCAGTGGCTGGATGCGGTGCAAGCTGCTGGCGGCATCGCTGGGGTGGCACGCAGTGTTGAGGATGCCCAACAGTTGACCATGGATGACCACGGTGGTAGTATCACTTTAGCCACAAGCCGGATGCATGGCCCGGAGTTAGTCCTGTCAGCGACGAAGGCTGACCATCACCCATAAGCCGGATGCAGGGGCCGGAGACAGTCCCGCCGACGACGCAGGTCGGCCGCCTCGGGGGTCGGGCGTTACCTGACCTCATCCATTCCCTTCACCACGCTTGACCACGGCGGCACATGGTGTAGGATATGGGGGTCCCAAACGGATTCCACCCATGACCGTCTACACCCTTCAGCGCTCTGAGACCCAACACCTGCCCGCTGCCCGCTGCACCTTTCAGCAGCGCGTCTCGGAGTCTGGCAAAAAGTTGGTTGACGTGACCATGCTGCATCTCACCACAGAAGGCTGGGGCGCCACCATGGGGCGCGGTGACGGTACTTACACCGTCAAGCAAGCCAGGGAGTTCTACATGAACCTGCTTGATCGCGGATTTGCTGCTGCCTGAAATACGCGGCCAGCCGGGAGCCGCACCCAATCCCGGCACCATTTCACCCGCTTTAAGCAAATGACAACCACGCTGACCCTGATCCTTGCCCTGCTGCTGCTGCCGTTGCTGGTGCTGCTATGGGCAACCGAGTCAACCGAGCAACGCGCCAAGCGACTGCGTGGCTACGGCTGGACGCAGCGCCGCATTGCGGAGCACATGCACATCAGCCGCTACCGCGTCCGCCTAGCACTGGCGTAAAGAAAACGGGGCGGCCACACCAACCGCCCCACCTCAACACACCGCGTTAATTCTATGACCGACTCAGACCGCTACTGGACTTTCATCACTGCAGCGCAGTACGCCGGCAACTTCTTTACCGCCTTAGCTGAAGCCGGCCTCAAGGCTGACCCGATCAACCGCGAGCGCTTGCTGCTGGCATTTCCGGAGATTTACGCCACCTACGGCCCTAGCAGCCGTCTGCACCGCAAACTGCGCGAGGGGGTGGAAGCATGACCATCTCTAATGCCGACTATCACGCCGACCCAGCCGTCAGCGCCAGTCACCTCAAAGCGGTAATGCAGTCGCCTTACCACTATTGGGCGCGATATCTGGACCCGCATCGCTTGCCGGTTGAACCGACAGCAGCGATGAAGCTAGGCAGCTTGGTGCATTGCGCCGTGCTGGAACCTGATGAGCTGTCATCCCGCTATGGCGTCTGCGGGCCACGCAACACCAAAGCAGGCAAGGAGCAGGCTAAGCAGATGGCTACTGCTGGCATCGAAGCCGTGACAGCGGGCGACATGCTGACCGCTAACTGCATGGCCGATAGCGTCCGACGGCACCCTGCTGCATCAGCGCTGCTCGCTCATGGCAAGGCCGAGCAGTCGTTCTGGTGGGATGACCTGCCAACAGGACTGCGCTGCAAATGCCGCCCAGACTGGTATCAAGGCAGCACCATTGTTGACCTGAAGACATGCCAAGACGCCAGCCCTGCAGCGTTTGCCCGTAGCGTGGCGACCTTCGCCTACCACGTCCAGGCAGCGCATTACCTGACTGGCCTGCACGGCTCTGGCCGGTTTGTGTTTATCGCAGTGGAAAAGACTGCGCCGTATGCGGTCGCCGTTTACGAACTGGACCATGCCGCTATGGCATTAGGGCGGACCATGCGCGATAATGCACTCGACGTGATCGTTACCTGCAAGGCCGCTGACATGTGGCCCGGCTACGGCGACACCTCAGTCCAAACGCTCAGCCTGCCCGGCTGGGCACTTAATGCCAACCAGCAATCACCCATCGAGTTCTGATGTCAACCGCTATCACCCTTTGGACCCCAGAGCAAACGCAGCTTATTAGCAGCACCATTGCGCCAGGCTGCAGCAATGATGAGTTGCGGCTGTTCGCCTATGCGTGCCAGCGCACTGGCCTTGACCCATTCAGCAAGCAGATTTACGCCATCAAGCGTGGCGGCAAAATGACCATCCAGGCCGGCATTGACGGTTTGCGTGCCATTGCCGAACGC